AATCATTAAACACTCCCATTATTGATTTGATTTTATCATCATTTAAATTAAGTATAGCACTCATGTACTCTACCAGTTCTTCCTCTATAGTCATATCTTTCAAATTCAACGTAGCTTCACTACTTCGTTTTACTACTTTCTTATCCAGTAGTTCCGAGTTTTTAATGTTAGCAAGGTCAGCTACATCTCCTTCGATTTCATATATGGTATGGTGAAACTCGGTGGCAATCATTTCATCTTCTGTTGTTACGGTTTTCCTTAACAACTGCGGAAGGTCAAATTCATGCCATGTCCAGTCTGCGCCATCAATTATAAGGTAGCCTGTTTTAACCACATCTCTATGAAAAGAAGTTGTCATTGGTGAACCAGGATAGACAATGTTTCTCTGTGTATTGGTGTGACTATGTAAGTCTCCAGCAAATACCACAGGGAAATCATTAAATCTTTCTAAGTCAACCTCAGGCGTTACATGAGGGGGTATTTCACCTCTCACATGAGTATATAAAGGTTTACTACTATCACAGGCTTCTATTGCTCCCTTCTTATGCAAATCTGCATACGGAAGTATAGTCCCCCACTCAAACTCTGTAGTTTCATCTATGATAGTAACTAAGGGGTTTACATCAGTCGTGGCACGCTTAAGGTTAGAAAAGAAAGTTTTGTTCTTCTTAGTTGCTTCATGGTTACCATCATAAATGATAGTAGGAATTCGTATCTCTTTAATAAAATCAAAGTAGAGTGTCAATTCGTCCATTGAAGGAACTCTGTCAAACAAGTCCCCACCTATAACATGAAGGTCTACTGTTCTCTCTAAGATATGAACTACCTCAAAGAATAAATCGTAGCGACTACATGCCCAAGGCATGGGTACATTTTTCTGTCCTAGCTTAATATGCCAGTCTGCTGTAAATAAAATCATCCTACGAATGCGTCCCCAGGTGTCCAAGAACATCCTGTAAGACCACCAGCTTTTAGAGCTTGTAGTGTTCGTAAAATTTCATTTGCATTTCTTCCCGTATCTAATGCATTTACTGATACGTGTTGAACTATACCTTCGGGGTCAATAATATATGTTGCCCTATAGTGTACTCCATTATCTTCGTCAACTATTCCTAGTCTGTGTCCAAGTTTAAGACCTGCATCTGCACAGAGAACATGCTGGATATTAGTAATATCAAGATTTTGTTGTTTCCATGCAAGTTTACAGAATTCGTTATCTGCACTGACGCCGATAATATCAGCGTCATCTACAAGATAATCCATATCTTTGATCTCTGTCGGGCAAATAAAAGTAAAGTCTTTTGGGTAAAAGTACATTACTGTCCACTCGTTTAGTAATATGTCGACATCAACGATATCATTTGTATCATTGACACCAAGCATACTAAAGTTTGGGAATCTATCTCCTACTGATACCATTATATTCTCCTAAGAAATACTAAATTCAGAGTCAACATCAGAAGGTGTCTCTGCACCAGCTGAAGGTTGTGTTACTCTTTGTAATAGTTCTAGTTGAGCATCGGCTGTAGGTCTAGGAAGGACGTCATCCATTGAACGAAGGTCAACACATGCTGCTACTTCTTTTTCGTTTAATGGTCTTGGTTTGCATTTTAATGCTTGTAGTCTATACTCTACATTAAAAGCCATTGGTCCAGTTTTAACTCTTTGGAAGCATACATCCCAACCTGTTTCGGGATCAGTTGGATCTCCGATATCTTCAGCTGCAACCATAATTTGTTCCATGAGTTTCTTTTTTAGATTAACAACTTTTACATTGCCATCTGCAGGATCTATGCCTTGAATTGCATATGCCCAACCACATTTAAGGTCAGGAAAGAATTCTCTTACATAGTCTTTGTCTTTGTTGTTGAAAGTTTCTGTCTCACGATCGTAAGCTAGACATTCCATAGGAATATTCTTGCCATTTTCTCCTTTGATCCAGTAAACATATCTTGGTAAGATGTCTCCAACTAAGCGAATTACGTTATCGCCCTCTTTATAAGTGTATTGGTCTATCTTGTCTTTTTTTGCACTTCCTTGTGCTTGATTAAATTTTAATGCCATTATGTTCTCCATTTAGCGTTATCCTCAAATAGAAAGTGTACTAGACCGTTCTCTATCCGAAGCATTCTGTTGCGATTTACTATCGTTGTTTCGACAGGCAAGTGTATCAACTCTAGTGTTGTCTCACCTGTTCGGTTGTAATTAAAATAATTTCGGTACGAGGCTACTGCAATATATTCTGCAGCTTCCTTGTTGCTATAATTTTTTCTCTCTGCTAATAACTGTCGGGGGTTTAGTAAAAAACTATTGCCCACAAAACTTTTACCAAAATATTTGTAAGTCTTGTCTTTCTTACTAGCAGGGATTCGTTTATAAGTTAAAAGATGAACGATTGTAAGAATCGAAGTTGAATCTCCATTCGTCTCTCTAAATATCTTTTCCCAATTGTATTTTATCATATATTATAACAAATTTTAAAACTCATGTCAAGTAGTATTTTTCGGAGGTTCTCACAAGGTAGATATCTCGTATCCTTCTTTGAGGTAATACCCCATGCGCATACTAGCTTGTCTACTTGCTGTCTTTCCGATTAGATTTATATCCACTACTATAGGTTGTTTTTTGTCCTTGTAGTCCCTAATTATTCTTCCAATGAGCTGTGTAAGTAATGGCTCATTGTTTACTGGTGTAGCAAGAATTAAACAGCTAAGAATATTTAAAGAAATACCCTCAGAGAAAATAGACTGTGTCCCATATAGAACGTCTTTGTCCTCAAAAATCTGTTTAATTATATCTGCTCTATCTTCGTGATGGACTGCTCCCGTTACACAAACTGCGTTATCACCAGTGAGTTTGGCACAGTTCTTTAGGAAGTCCACTCTATCAGATACCACTAACACTTTATGACCTTTAGCCGCGTATGAGGCAGCTGCCATAGCCACAGAATGTTGGTACTCTGGGTTGTAGGCTAACTCATTTACTCTGTTAGCCCAAGGTATACTATTTCCGTCCATGAATCGTATATCCAATCTTAGGATATTAATTTTAGGCATCATAAAGTTTTCCTTTGGTGGTTTAAGGACATTGTTTCCAAAGTAATCACGGAAGACTACATGTCTACCATCTTTTCTTTGTAATGTTCCTGTCAACCCTATCTTATGTCTAGCGCAATTCTTATCTATAATTCGTGAAAAAGTAGGTGCGCTACAGTGATGCATTTCATCAAGTATGATTGTTCCAAACTCTTGTCGTATTTGTGGAATCTTTCGGTATAAACTCTGTATATTGCCAATAACTATAGGGTGGTCAATTTCAAACTTACCACTACCTATAATTCCAGCTTTAAAACCAAATACTTTTTCTACTTCATCTTCCCACTGCTTCCGCAATGCAAGAGTGTGAGTAACAACAAGTGTTTTCTGTCCAAGCTTACCAGCTATTGCAAGACCTGTAAATGTCTTACCCCAACTTACCCATGCGTTTATTATACCACCGTCGCCAATCTGATCATAAACCTCTTGTTGACTTGGTCGTAATGTTAAGTTAAACTTAGGGAACTCTATTGGTATATTAGTTCTCTTATCTGTGATTTCGTGGTCGGTGGGAATTAAGTCTAGTCTGCCTACTGGTATTGCAACGAGTCCCTGCCTTATCATTGCCATATTTTTTATAATTAAGGGCGGGTCTCCATACTTAAATGAAGGTATTGCATAAGTAAGTTCCTTATCAATCTTTTGCTGTTGGTGTGGAAGTACCTCTAGGTATATCCTATCACTTATAACTGCTTTCATGACCAGTTATTTATCACATTTGCCATAATAAAAAGTGCGCATACTACATTAATTGCTAGTATAACAGTTCGTATAATGCCAACATAGTCTTCGTTCTTTACATCATAGCCATCTTCTTCATCGAATGAGCCTAATGCGTGTTTCCATATTGTCCATAAATTTCTCATGCGTGATACAACCTTGTATTCCAAGGGTTTATATTTATAGAGGTTCTAACTCCTTCGAATTCTTCTACTCCATGATATAATCCTTTTGAGAATACTACTAATCTATTTGATTTAGGTACTACCTCTACTCCATTATCGAACTGTAATTTACCATTAACTAAATCTTCTACTTCTAGATAGTATACTGTTGAGCATACGGGGTATCTAGCCATGCCTAATTTTAAGTAAGCTGCTTCATCTTTGTCGTGGTGCCATTGCATAGGTCGTGTATTAGTGTGCGACCAGTAATCATAACCTATAATTCCATCGAGGTTAAAGTACTTGCCTGCGTGTCTACAGATTTCGTAGCACATATGTTTGTTAGGGTGATCAGAGTTAACAGTATGCCAACCCTCTCCCTCTTTATCTAGTACTCCACTCACAAAATTATCCGTAGAACGATTGATATTTTCTTTCCACTTCTCCATTTGTAATTGAGTAAATACTCCGTCTATAACTGCTATCATTCTTTCTCTCCGTAGTATTCTTCCCACTTTTCTTCGTATAGAAGTCTAAACTCCTCTACTGTAGGTACTGCTACACTAATACTTGGATTACTTATTTCAAGCTCAGCAAGATCATGCACATGAGTTGCATATGCTACGAGTAATTGTTTTTCAGTGTATAAAATCATATTTTTCTCTTGTTTCGTAGTCCACACTACATACTGCGCACCACTCCTCTATTGGGTGGTTGCACTCATCTAATTTAAGTTGTTCTTTTCGTTCGCGTGATTTGTGCATTGCTGTAACCCACCCATCACTATTGTCTTGCCATTGTTTACTATTATCTGTCATATCTTTCTCCATGTGTTCTTCTTCTTCTTTGCTGATGTATCGTAGAGAAGCCAAGGGATTCCTCCCCTATATAATATCCCTGCCCAAGATTGGTCTTTTCTTAGCGGTCTGTCGAGAGTAAAGGGAAAAGGACAATCCTTTATCCATAGCACACTGGCTATATCTTTTTGATCTACTCTCATAATTTTGTGGTACTTTAAATCTACCTTTGTATTTTTGCTTTTTGTAAAGAAGTAACCTGAGTTATCTATATAAAACTTTCCTTGGTGTACTAAATATGATGGTATATCCTGTATCATATACTTTATAGGATATATACTATTCATTGGGCTTTGTAGTCGCCTCAATCCAAGAGTCTCGCCCTTCATATTTCTATCGTCTAGTACTTGATCCTCTATCCACAGTAATCCGTCAACTGACAGGATTTCGTCTGTGTGAATAGGGTAAATTGGAAACTTTAACCTATCATATATCATACATCTTTTCAAACTTTCCGAAGGAGTAATCGTCTCCTACATCAAAGTCGCAACCCACAGGACAGCCAGGAATGTATATACCTCTATCTTTTTGTATAAACTCCTTTACTATATCCATGTAGTCATCTACACAATCTATATCTACTTCTGCAAGTATCGAGTCATGAACTAGAGCAAAGATTCTCATCTCTTTTGTTTTGTTAATAGACTTTATGTGATTATGAGTATCTATTGCTCCAAGTAAATTGATGTCAGAAGCTACAGATTGAACTAAAAAGTTTAGTCCAGATCTTACTTCATGACTTTGTATTCCTTGATTATCAGAACGGACATTCGGTAGTCTCCTTTTTCTGCCATACTGGGAATATATGAAACCATTATCCATGATATACTTACTAGAATGATCTATCCACTTCTTGAGTTTGTGGAATTGTCTGAAGTAATCATCAATGACTTCTTGTGCGTCTTGTTTGCTAAAGTTTTTGCCCGAGTCTGCTGTTACTTGCTGTGATATTTTATTTGATCCAGCACCATACATAATGCCGAATGTAACAGCCTTAGCTGCTTGTCGTTGTGTGGAGTAAAGTTCTGCAACTTCTTCTGCCTCACAAGGAAGGTTGAACACTAACTTTGCGATGCTGCTGTGGAAATTACCACCAGTCTTAAATACATCCATTAGGTTCTTATCATCAGCAAGTACAGCAGCGACATACACTTCTGCAGTTGTTAAATCCATTGCAACTATCTTCTTACCTTCTGCGGCACGCATACATCCTTTTACTATAGGATTGTCTCTAGGTATTTGTTGCATATTCATTTTTCCACTAGAAGATAGTCTGCCAGATGTCGTGCCATGTAAATTAAACCCTGTGCGTAATCTACTATCTTTATCTAACTGTGGATATATTTTGTCTAAGTAAGTATTCTTAATCTTAGACTTCTGCCTAATAGAAAGGATATGCTTAGGTATCTCATGTTCTTCTGCCAATTTGTTTAGTACTTCTGCATCTGTTGAATGTGCACCTGTACCAGTTTTCTTTCCTGTAGGCTTGAGACCTACGAAATCAAACAGTAACGATCTTAGCTGTACTGTACTGTTTGGATTAAATTCTTTTTCTTTAGCAGCTTCAAATTCTTTTACTGCTGGGAACTCGTATAGTTCCGCAACTGCTTCATCAATATTAGTTTGCATTAAGTCTCTACCTTTTAGTAGTCTTAGCTTATCGAAAGGAACACCATTGTCTTGAATGTCAGTTAGGAAACGACAGCCAGGTATAAGTATATTCTCATATACACTAAATAGCTTTGCGTTCTTCTTAACTGCTGGGTATAGTTTCTCGAATACTAATAGAGTTACTACTGCATCCATTGCAGCGTATGTTTTCATAACATCAAAAGGAATGCTCCCCCACTGAAAGTCTGCTTTCAGTACGCGGTTCTGCCTTTTGTAATTATCAATCCACTCATGCATAGGCTTCTCGTAGTCGCCATAATCAGTATGTTCCATAGCTAATTGTTTTAGTCCATGTCCGCCAGGAACTTCGTCTAGACAGTAATGTAATAACATGGTGTCTTCGAACTTTGGAAATACAAAGTTGAAATGATACTCGAAGAAAGCTAAGTCAAACTTTGCGTTATGAAACACAACTATCTTAGTATCAAATATCTTCTGCATTATTTCTTCTATGTCAGGAGTTATAACATCTGTAAGTATGTATGCTCCCTCATGTTTTTTATATGACATACTGAACCCAAGCATATATCCGTCTCTAGGATATAGTCCTGTAGTCTCTGAGTCAAGTGCTATGAATTTGTTAGGGTGGTCTAGTGCTTCTTGCAAGAATATTCTTGCCTCAGCCTCATCATCAATACCTCTAGCTTGTTCATTGGTTACTTTCTTTACTGTAAGATTACCACTAATATAATTTATGATATTCTCTTTGCTTTTATCCCACATAGGCTTAGCCTCGGGCTTAAATGAAAGCATGGCAGGATTAATTACT